AGGTTTTGCTTTAAGAAATGATGAAGTATTACTTATGTTTGCAACAGCGTTGAAAGATTTGGCAGTTGAATTAGATGTTGCAATGTTTACTTCTACTCAATTAAATGCAAAAGGTGACGATAATAGAGATATAAGAAATGAAGGTTCTTTAGCGGGCGGCCGCAGTACAATTAATAAAGCCGATAATGGCGCGATTATGGCAAGACCTACGAAAGAAGAGTTAGAATTGTTAGAACCTTTATATGAAAATCATCCAGAGAATAGGCCGAATCTAGTAACAGACATATTTAAAGTTAGAAGTGGTGAATGGACACAAGTTCGTATTTGGTCAGATATGAATCTGGGGACATTAAGAAAACGAGATTTATTTATTACTGACTCAAGAATAGAACCTTTAGAAAATTTTAATACCAGAGATGATTATGAAATTAAAAGCTGGGATGAAAGTGAAGATGAACATTTGAAAGTAATAGTAGAAAGGTTAAATAAAGGTGAAATAGTTGATTAATTATAAAAGTATTATAGAGCAATTAGATACTCAAAAAGTTATTCAACTTATGGAAACTTTAGGTTCTGATGACTATGTACAGAAGCCAGGATATGTAATTTTTAAAACTATTTGTCATAATGAAGATGCTAGTGAAGCATCTATGAAACTATATTATTATGAAAACAGTCATATCTTTCAATGCTACACAGAGTGCGGCAGCATGAGTATTTTCCAGTTTCTAAAAGTGTATTATGAAACTAGACAAATAGATTATGATTGGTATGAAGATGTATATAAAGTAATACTTGATTGTAGTAATTACAGACAATTAGATGGCTTCGCGCCAAAGAAGTATAAAAGTATACGTTCTACTTATTCAGCGCCCGAGCGAATAAAATTGCCGACTTATCCCAATGGAATCATAGATTGTTTTACAAAATTTTATCCACAGGAATGGTTAAATGATGGAATTACAAGAACTACGATGGATAAATTTAATATACGTTATTCTATTCCACAGAATAAAATTATCATTCCGCATTATAATATAAATGGAGAATTAGTCGGAATACGAGGGCGCGCCCTCAACGATTGGGAAGTTGAAAATGTCGGTAAGTATATGCCAGTACAAATAGAAGGTAAATGGTATAGTCATCCACTTTCATTAAACTTATATGGTTTAAATCATACAAAAGAAAATATAAAACGAACAGGTATTTGTTTCTTGGTTGAAAGCGAAAAAGCTGTTTTGCAAATGGATGGTTGGGATTTTGCTAACTGCTCGGCCGCGGTATGCGGCAGTCAATTTAATAAACATGCTTTAAGATTATTAATACGAACTGCACGACCAAGAGAGATAGTAATTTGTTTTGATAAAGAAGAAAAAGAAGGCAGCGATGAATATTTTAATAAGTTATATTCAATAGGTAAAAAATATCAAACCTATGCTGATTTTTCTTTTATATATGACAGAGAGAATTTATTAGAAATGAAAGATAGTCCAACAGATAAAGGAGCGGATATATTTTGGAAATTATATAAAAGGAGAGTAAGGATAAAATGATAATGCCATTGAGCGAACAAAAAGATGTATTAAAACAACTTATAAAAGACTTAGATGAATTAACTGATCTTGTTTCAATTAGAGGCATAGAATATTTATCAGATGCTAAATTACAAGCTTATATGCTTCATACAACTTTTATTATAGAGGAGCGAATGAATGAAGACAAAATTGGTAAATAAAGATATTAGAAATAACTATACAAATGAACTACTTATGGAGCGTGGACTTACAAAAGAAGAGCTTGAATATTTTCTTAATGTTCCAGATGCATCTGCTTTAGAAAGTCCAATTAAATTATATAATATCGAAGAAGGTAATAAACTTTTTGATAAAATTATTAATTCAGAAAACTGTAACTTATGTATTGTGGTAGATTCCGATGTAGACGGGTTCACCTCAGCCGCGATCTTTATACAGTATCTACGTAAATTTAATAAAGATATTGGTATTATTCCTATTCTACATGAAGGAAAAGGACATGGATTATCTGATACTATTGATAAGATTTTTAATTTAATAGAAAATGATACGGTAATTAAGTATGTAATATTACCTGATGCTGGTAGCAATGATTATGAATATATTGAACAGCTTGGCGCCGAAGGTATCGAGTGTTTGATTCTAGACCATCATATTGTAGAACCAGATACCAAGTTTTCGAGCCATAGTGTTATAATTAATAATCAGCTATCACCAAACTATAAAAATAAAGACCTCTGTGGCGCTGGCGTCACATGGCAATTTTGTAGATATTGTGATAGCATATATAAAACAAATTATGCAGAAGAATTTATTGACTTGGCGGCACTGGGTATTGTATCTGATATGATGTCTATGTTAGAGCTTGAAAATAGATATATTGTTCATACTGGCTTTTCCAATATAAAAAATTATTTCTTCCAAGCACTATGTGAAAAGCAATCGTTCTCAATGGGAGGAAAAGTAACTCCTATTACGGTCGCATTTTATATAACCCCTCTAATCAATGCAATGATTAGAACCGGAACAATGGAAGAAAAGCAGCGATGTTTTGAAGCTTTTATTGACGGACATAAAATGGTTGAATCTCACAAACGTGGGGCAAAAGGTACTTTTGAAGAAGTAGCAATCGAGTCTGCGCGAGAGTGTACAAATGCAAGAGCGAAACAAAATCGTATTTTGGATAAAGCTGTTGAAGAATTAGAAATTAAAATTCATAAGTATGACTTATTAGAAAATAAAATTTTATTTGTAAGACTTGATAATGAAACTTTTCCTCCAGAGTTGAACGGACTTACTGCTATGAAGCTCGCGGCGAAGTATCAGAAACCAACTATTGTAGCACGGCTGAATGACGAGGGTGAAATTAAAGGTTCAAGTAGAGGATTAAATGACTCTGAATTAACTTCTTTTAAAAACTTTATGGATGAAAGCGGTTATTTTACTTTTACAGCTGGACATGATAATGCTTGTGGTATTGGCATTTTAGACAAGAACCTTTCAGCTTTCCATGAATATGCTAATAAAGAATTAGCGAATGTTGATTTTGGCGAGACGTGGTATGAGGTTAATTTTGAGCGTATTGCCGCAGACTCTGATATTGCTGATTTAATTATGGACATTACTAAACATGAGGATATTTGGGGCCAACATAATAACGAGCCTTTAATTCATATTAAAGATATTAATATTACCAAAAATGATATTCGTATCATGGGTAAAAATCAAGATACTGTTAAAATTGAAAAATTTGGAATTGCATATATGAAGTTCCATGCAAAAGATTTTATTAATGAATTAGCTAAATATGATTCTATTAAGCTAGAAGTTGTTGGTAGGGCAAATCTTAATGAGTGGGGAGGAACTTATACGCCACAAATTTTTATAACTAATTATCAAATTGAAGATGGAAGTTTAGGATTCTAAAATGAAAAAATATCAGTTTTATGAGTTTAATTCTGCTTCTCAAGAAATAAAAGATGCGAGTAATAACAAAATTACCATCAAAGGAAGACATGAATTAATGAAATTAAAAGATTCGTTTATAGATAAGTTGTTAGGTCGTTCTTGGTATGTTTTAGATGGAAAAACAATAGTAAATATCGGGCGAGGTTCATATGTAGAAGTAAGATGCTTACAATTAAAAAGCTGTATAGGATGCAAATATTTGTGTTATAATAATATTGGCTGTCCAGAATGTACTAAAAATTATGAAGAAGTTTGTTTTAAAACAAATTATCTTTTAAAAGAATATGACTAATATTATTTGACAAATTAATAAATTTTTGTTATTCTATATATAGAAAATAAAGAAAGAGAGCATGATAATTTATGTATAAAATAATAGTAAATAAAAAAATGCCGACAACTTGTCGGGAATGTGGTCTTATCGAAGAATATAATGATGGTATATTTCCTATTTCAACTTTTTCTTGCAGAATTACAGATAAAACAATAGGCGACTCGTTGGCTTGTGAAGAAACCCTTCCTGAATGGTGTCCTATAGAAAATAGTGTTCCAAAAAGTATGCCAAAACAAAGCAAAGAAGA